CGACTCGGACTCGGCCCGCTCATCTCGCGCCTTGAGGCCGCCTTCCAGCGACTCGTTCCAGGAAGCCAACAGACGTTCCTCAAGTTCACACTTGAAGGGCTGCTGCGCCCGACCACACAGGAGCGCTACAACGCGTACGCCACTGCGCTGAATAACGGATTCCTCTCTGTCAACGAAGTCAGAGCGCTGGAAGATCGGTCGCCGGTTGACGGCGGCGAAGACTACTGGAAGCCGCTCAACATCGGCACGCTTGGCGCAGGAGACCCGCCCGCGTGAGTTACATCATCACAGACATCGATGGAACGCTGACCACCAGCGGGGACACGCCCAATCAGCCGTTCATTGACTGGCTCAAGAGTCAGGCAAACGATCACGGCGCGGAAGTGATTATCGTCAGCGCCCGGAGCATTGAGCGACAGGCGGAGACAGAGCGGTGGCTTAACGAAAACTCAATCCCATACGAGGAAATCTACCTGCAGGACTTCGGGGACGTGAACCCCGCCACGAGCGAAGCCTTCAAAGCCTACAAGTACAGCAAACTCCAGGAAGAGTACGGGGACGAAATCGAAATGCTGGTCGATAACGATGCGGAAGCCAGGGACGCAGCGGAGGGAATGGGCATCCCAGCCTATACGCCAGAGCAGGCCATCGCGCTGACAATTGACGATGAGAGCGATGACGAAATGCGGGTCCTCATTGACGCGCCCGATTACGTCCAGGCCGCTGCAGCGAAGGGGATCACCTACTACGAGCAGGGGCTCGCCGGCGACGGACTCCAGCCAGAGACCGTGGAGGAAGCGCGCCAATTGCGAGCAGGGCGAGTGCAGGATGAGAAAGTCACACGCCTGCGCGCTTGGATTCTTCGGCACCGCGGAGACTGGGAAGGAGTCGCGCGCAACAGCGACGCGAACGATCCAGACTTTCCAGGACCGGGCGCAGTTGCGGCATACCTGTGGGGCGTTGATCCCACGAACGAAAACGGGACGGAGCGCGTCCTAGAATGGGCGGACAGAGCGCTCGCTCCGCTTGAAAGCGAAGACAGGGAGACCATCGACGTGAAAGAAATCGAGACCCGCGCCTTGCCACTCGGGGACTTCGCCGTCACGGAATCGGAAGACGGCCAGAAGACGTTCACCGGATACGCCGCCCTTTTCGGCTCGCCAAGCGCAGGGCTGCCGTTCACAGAAGTCATCGCCCCCGGCGCCTTCAAGCGAACGCTTAGCCGCGTCGCAGGCGGGAAGAAAATCGTCTCGTTCCTTTTCGGGCACGATGAGACCCGCGCCCTTGCGACCACGCTCAGCGGGCGGCTTGCCCTCAGCGAAGATGATCGCGGGCTCCGAGTAGAAGCGAAACTAGACCCCGCCGATCCAGACGCCGCGGGAGTGATTAGTAAACTCACCCACGAAGCCGCGGCGATGTCTATGTCTTTCGGCTTCACGATTCCAAAAAACGGAGACCAGTGGGACGAAGACGTCCGCACCCTGCGCGAAGTCAACCTCTTTGAAGTCAGCGTGCTAAGCGCGGGCCAGACGCCTGCCTATCCTTCCACTCTCGGCTTGACCTCGGTCCGGAAGATCGCGCCACGGATGGGCGTTGACGCGGACCGCCTTATCTCAGCAATCGAGTCCATCAAGTCAGCGACCCCGCTGACTGAAGCGGACGTCGAAGTGCTCGACACCGTCCGAGAGAGGCTCGGGCCAAAGCCGGAAGCGATCGATCCAACGATCGCAGCCGCCAGGCTCGTGCTTGCGAAGATGGAGTCGGAAGCGCTCTAACAGCCACGAGACCACGCCCCGCCGCGCGAAGTACGCGAGCCCGCGAACGGTCCTCCCGCTAGGCGAGCAGGAACCATCAAGGAAACCCATAGAAAAAAAGGAGTTCAAAATGGCAGACATTCGTAAACTCCACGAGCAGCGCGCAACGGTTCTCACCCAGGCGACGTCCATCGTCGCTGAGGCTGCAGAAGCCGGTGCTCCGCTCGAGGGCGAAAAGAAGGCGCAGTTTGATGCGCTCACGGCAGAGGCCGCAGTGCTCAACGAGACGATCCGCAGCGAGAAGTCCGCAGCAGAGGCGCGAAGCGCCGCTGACTCGGCACGCGCTGAGTTCGCCACGGTGATCGCTCCAGCCGCTGACAAGGACCAGGACGAGACCGCGGAACTCCGCGCGCTCGGAAAGAATGGCGGCTCGCGCCTATTCGAGTACCGCGATGTGACACGCGCAACCGGACTCGGGAACCCAGTGGCGATCGCTGACAGGGTCAACGTCGTCGCCGCTCAGTTCAACCCTTTCCTGGACCCATCAATCATCACGGTTGTGCGCACCGCAACCGGCAATAACATCCAGTTCCCACGCGTCACGGCGCTTGGAACCGCTGGCTCAGTTGCTGAAGCGGGCACGATTGGTGAGAGCGACGGAACGCTTAGCGCGCTTTCGCTTACACCGATCAAGTACGCCACGATCATCCAAGTTAGCGAGGAACTGGTCGAAGACGCCGTCTTTGATTTGTCCGCGCTAATCGCAGAAAAGTGCGGGGCTGAAGTCGCAGTCGCTCACGGCGCCTTTGCGGGCACCGCGATTGCTGCATCAGCAACCCTCGGCGTGACCGGTGCGGGAACCACGATTAACCCGACATACACCGATCTTGCGAAGTTGAAGGCCTCGGTCAACCAGGCATATCGCCGGGCACCAAAGGCTGGCTGGCTCTGCAATGACACCACGCTCGGCGTGATCACTGGACTCGTTGATACAACGGGCCAGCCAATCTTCCGACCAGGCGACTCGAATGCGCCTGACCGTTTGCTTGGCGCACCGATCTACAGCGCAGCGCTGATTGATCTCACCGATAACACTGCAGGATCAATCCTGTTTGGTGACCTCGGGCAGATTTATACGGCACTCGTCGGGGGCGTCCGCGTTGACGTTTCACGCGAGTACGCCTGGAACACCGGCCTTGTTTCGTACAAGGTCGAAGTTCGCGGCGCCACTGGCCTGGCTCAGACCACGGCAGTGAAGTCGTTCAAGAGCGCAGACGTCGCCTAAGCCTTAACGCTTAGCGAAAGCGAACGAAGGGGACCGGGAGCAACCCCGGTCCCCTTCGCTTTCAGAGAGGGGACACGTGAACATCATCAAAAGACTCAAGGGACTCGTCACGAAGGAAATCGACGTAGACCAGCCAACGCGCCACGTAGAGCGCGCCCTGGTCGTAAGATGGGGCAATACAGCCACCGTCAAGCGAACGCCCGTCAGGGGGCGGGAAAAGGGGAAAAGCGAGTGAGCACGAGCATTGTCCGATCAGCGCAATACGCGATCGGGGTCACGCGCCAGCGCGTGGCCGTCGGGAACAGCGGCGGGTCAAAGTTGTACCTTCACAGCCACGGCGGACAGAACCACGCGATCTTCATCGGCGGCGCGAACGTCACGAACACTAACGGCTTCGGACTCCACGACGGACTCACCAATGAGTTCTATCTACCAGAGGGCGCGGAGTTGTATGCTGTGCACGAAGGTGGCGGCACCGAAACCCTATACGTTCTGCAGACCGGAGGCTCCTAAATGTCATACGCAACCCTCGCAGAGTTCAAGAGCGCAATCGGGATCGGCACTGCCGACGTCACCGATGACACCGCGTTGCAGTCGGTGCTTGATGCAACCGACGCGCTGATCGATAACTACACGGACCGGGCTGGCGGCTTTGGCACGGCGACACAGACGCGCTACTACACCGCGGAAGACTTCTCCTACGTTTTGACGGACGACCTTGTCAGCGTGACCACGCTGACCACGGACGATAACGGCGACGGGACATACGAGACCACTTGGACCGCGGGAACCGATTACGTGCTCGCGCCAGCGAATAACGCGCTCGACGGATGGCCATACACCAGCATTGAGACCAGCGTCACTTGGCCGCGCAACTTCCCGAAAGCCGTCTACCGCGCCGTCAAAGTCATCGGCGTCTTCGGCTGGCCCGCAGTTCCGAGCGCAGTAAAGCAGGCGGCAATCATCCAAGCCGGCGCAGTTTGGTCCAGCCGGACGTCCCCCTTCGGCATTATCGGAAGCCAGGACCTCGGCGGAATATTGCGCCAGACGCGCGCGCTGCACCCTGAAGCGGCGATCCTGCTGGAGCAATACCGGCGCAGGGAAGGGTTGGCCCGTTGAGTTTCAGCGACGCCACCATCATCGCGGGACTCGCCACACACCTGCGCAACCAGACGCCCCCGAGCGGCTACGCGCTGCGCGCAGTGCACGCCTTCCCGCCAGACAATCTCCCAGTCGTTCCAGCGGCGGTGATCATCCCCGGCGATGACAGCATCGCCTACGGCGCAGCGAATCGCCAAGTCACCCTCACGCTGAACGCGACCATTTACATCCAGCCACAGGCGGACCTCGCCAGGAAATACGCGGACCTCAACGCCTGGCGGACCTGGCTGCGCGACAGCCTCATCGACGGCGTTACGCTTGACGGAACAGACGCGGTCGCGCAGGCGAGCGTCACTTCCACAAGCCTCGGAACGGACACGTGGGCGGACCAGGACTACCTTACAATCAGCGCGAGCATTGAAGTCACAGGAGTGGAAGCCATAAATGCCAGCGCATAAAACGATCAACGACCACACGAGCAGCCACATCGAAGTGCGCTACGTCGCGGGCTCGCTCCCAGAGGGCGAGTTCGTGGGAGGGCTTCCACTCGACGGCTCTACAATCAGCGTACCCGCGGCCCTAGCAGAAGCCTGGATCGCAGCCGGAATCGCCCAACGAGTAAGCGCCGCGCGAGCGGTTGAAGTCGACAAGGAGTAACCGCAATGCCTGCAGCCTCAGCCGGTAACAGCCTGTTCAGCAAAGCCGTCGCATTCAAGGAGACCACGCCAGGAACGATCCCAACGCTCACGAGCGGCGGAAGAAAACTGTTGGTGGCGCCAACGGGCGTCATCAGCGACGGCGTCACGATTGAACTCGGCACCGAACGAAGCGTGGCACTGCGCAATCCACTGATCGCCACAACCGGCACGATCACCGCGATCGAGCCCACGCTTAGCGCAACGGTTCCAGCGGTCAGCATCGGGGAACTTCCGATCTGGCTATCGATGACGAAGACGGACACGCCATCGGGCGCAGGCCCATACGAGTGGGACTACGACTACTCAATGACAGCGGCGAACAGCCCCACCTCCTACACGCTTGTCGTCACAGACGGCGTCCAGGCTTACGCGGCGAACTATTGCCTGGCGGAGTCAATCACAATCGCAGCGGACCGGAACGGGCTCACCAATCTCAGCGCGGCGCTTTTCGCCCAGAACATCGCCAAGAATTCAGCGACGCTCGCGGAAGGAACTCCGACCTCCCCATTCCTGAGCGGACGTCTGTGGAACGCCTACCAGAGCGGTACCGTTTTCCCAGGAACGGCAGACGGAACTGCCTATGAATATCTGCTGGACTTCAGCCTCGAGTTCAACGCCGGCATTACACGCCAGTCTTACCTCGCAGGGACTTCCACCTTCAGCACGCACGCTGAGAGCGCGCCATTCACCGGCACGCTGACGATGACGGTGAGCAGCACCGCCAGCGCCGTCTCAGTTTGGTACGACGCCTACCGCGCAGCCAGGCCAGTGGGGGTCCGCCTTACTTGGAGCAACGGCACATATTCCGCGCACATTCTCGCCTTTGTCGTTCCGACAGAAGTCCAGCAACTCGCTGGAGCGGAAGACGGACTGACCACGATGGCCGTCACCGGCACGCTGGTCTACGATCCAACGAGCGCGAAGAGCCTTCGCATTGTGGTGAACAGCGATCTAGCAGCCCTGCCATAACGCAGGGGAGAGGGGGGAACGATGACGCAACAGAAGCCAGACTTCCGCACGGTTGAAGTCGCGCTCAGCGCGCCGTTTGACGGATGGAAAGCCACGATGAAAGCCGAGGGCGTACCAGCCCGCGTGTTTATTGAACTGCAAAGTGGGAATGTGGAACGATCGCTCACCGCGGTGGACCGCTTGATCGTAAGCCACAACTTCCTCGACGAAGCCGGACAGCCAGCGAAGAGCGTCCTCGATGCGCCGATGGATGCGCTCACGGACGCGATCACGAAGTGGAGCGACGCGGTAGCAGCACTCCCCCCTCGGTAAGACTCGACGCCCAGCGGCTGGCGGCGGGTCGATCACTGGCGCCGCACCCGATCATCGTCGCGCACCTTATCGGGCGCGAGTTCGGAATTGCGCCACACGAAGTCCTAGAATGGGAAGCGCAAGACTTTCAGCGCGCCTTCACGCTCCTCGGAGACCTGCAGCGAAAGGAACCCCGTGGCCGCTAACGATTCCCTGGTCCTTGAAGTCAAGACGGACCGGAACTACGACTCGCTCCGGCTTGGATTCCTCAAAGCGGATAACCCGTCAGCCTTCAAGCGCCTCTCTTCCTTTGCCACGCTGAACGCAGCCCGCACGCTGCAGAAGCCGATGCAACAGGCGGCCCCGAGGGGAGAGACCACGCGCAACCCTGGGCGGCTTCGGAAAAACGTCAAAGCGCGCGGGGTGCGCTTCAACAAGCCAGGCGCAGTCGTCGGGATCAAGGGCGGACGCACGGGCGTCTACTACGGCTGGTTTGTGACTTCAGGGCGCGGCGGAGTGCGCCAGACGAAGGAAGGGCCGAAAGCGGTCACGGCAGTTCCAGCGCGCCCATTCGTCACGGACACGGTCCAGAAGAGCGGTATGCTTGAGAAAGCGATGGAAGCCTTCTCCGCAACCATCGAGAAGTTCCTAAACGATGAACCGTTTCGCAATACGATACTGAAGTTCAAGAGAGGGAATCAACGCTGATGGCAGCCTCCGATCGCTCCGCCAATTTCGTCGTCAAAGCGAAAGACGCCGCTACCGGGCCGCTCGGAAAGATCGGCGGCGCAATGGGGAAACTCAAGGGCGCTGCAGGGGCAGCCTTCAAAGCCATCGCAGCCGGTGCAGTTGCTGCAGCGGGGGCAGTTGCCGCCTTCACGATCGGCGCAATCAAGTCAGCGGCGGACGATGAGAAAGCCGCCATCCGGCTGAACGCCGCGCTCAAAGCCAGGGGGCAGAACCTCGACACGCTGGGCCCCAAGATTGAAAAGCAAATCGAAGCGCTGCAGCGCTTCGGCATCACCGATGACGAAGTCCGGGAAGGGCTGGAAGTAGGCTCCCGATTCTTCAAGGGGCAGAACACGCTCCTGAAGGCTAACGAAGTCGCCGCGAACATTGCTGCAGCCACGGGGAAGGACCTCTCCACCGTGATGCTTGCGCTGGGGAGGGGAACGCAGGGCAGCACACGGGCACTCGCAGGGCTCGGCATTGAAGTCGAAAAGGGCGCAACCGCCCAGGACATCCTCACCGCTGCGCAGGAAAAATACTCGGGCGTCGCGGAGGAAGTTGCGAACAGCACGAGCGGGAAGTTCACCGCTGCGCAAATTGCGCTAAACGAAAAAGTCGAAGCCTTCGGCGCCAAGTTCCTGCCAGCCGTCAACGAAGCGCTTACCTTCTTCACGGACACAATCCTGCCGATGGTCACGCCCGCGCTTGACCTGCTCGGTGACATCATCTTCAACATCGGTAACGCCTTCGCAGGGAAGGGCGGAGTTGCGGATTCAATCGGCAAAGTAGTCGGGCCGCTGCTTGACGATTTGATGCCGGCGATCGGAGAGATCGCAGGAGCGGTCGGCGGACTCTTTGACGCGGTCGGTCGTTTGATCGGCGCGCTCTGGGGGGACGGAGAGGGAGCGCTTGCCAACGTGCTCAAAATCGTCGGGAGCCTTTTTACCGGGCTGCTTGAATTGATGAAGCCAGTCGTCGACCTTTTCGCGTGGATCATTGATAACCTCGCGGGCATCCTTGAGTTCTTCACGGCGAGCAGCAAAGCAAAGCCACCGGTGGCGCCACAACCAGGACAGCCTGGGGGCAATCCATATACAACAGGCGCGGGAACAACAACAACAACCGTCAATACCAATCTCTATCTTGATGGCAGAACAATTGCCAATACAACAGACTCGTATCTAGGTCGCCAGGCCCGAGCAGGCGGAACCTCCCGCCTTTACCCGTAAGTGGCAACCGCGCCGTATCAACTCTGGCTTGATTGCCCGCCAATCGCCTCAGCGATTCGGGTCTCTAGCACCGTCACCGTTACGACCGTCTCCACGCACGGCCTGCTCGTAGGATCGGTCATCGCGCTGGAAGGCGTAACCGGAACAGCGGGCACCTCGATGAACGGCGCCTGGACTGTTGCGACAACGCCAAGCGGCACGACCTTCACCATCTCATCGGCTGGCTCCGCAGGCACTGCGACCGTCACGGCAACGCTGGGAAGCGGCACCGCGTCGCAGACGTCGTACAGCGCGGCACTCTCGCAGGACCTTCTCAACCCGCTCATCAACTACGCCTCAACAGAGCGACAGCCAGCGCTTTATGTGCCAACGGAATCCGTGCAAATGGCGCAATCCGGGGACGGATCAGGCGCAACTATGTCCTTCGTCGTTCGCCAAGACGATACTCCAACGGCAGGACCCTGGTGGACTTTGATCCCAGACGAGGCGCGCCTCCGATTGATTCAGAAAGACACAGGATCAAGCCCCGCAACAGACGGGACTGACGTCCTCTTTCTCGGAACGATTAGCGGAATAAGCGCGGGCCTTAACGGATCGGGTCAAGGATCAGAAACCTCCGTGCAGGTCGTGGACTCCAACGCGGCGCTCGACCGGCTGGTCGTCTTCGGCAAGCCTCTGAGCAGCAAGGCGGTGGACAACCCAGCGAATATGGTGCGCGCTTCCAACGTGGTCACGGTGACCACACGCGCAGCGCACGGCTATGGCGTCGGCCAGAAGATTGTCGTCAGCGGCGCGCTCGGCGGTGGTGGGACTTCGTTCAACGGCAACTTCACCATTGCGTCAATCCCAAGCGACTACACATTCACCTTCGCGCAGACAGGGTCAAACGCAACGGCACAATCCGCTCTGTCAATCACAGGCATCACCCGCGAAGGCAAGACTGGCTATATGCGAGTCGCCTTCAGCGTAGACCACGGTCTGCTCGATGGGCAGACCATCTGGATTGCTGGCGCGACCACCTCGCCAGCAGGCTCAGAGATGGAGAACCTCGTCAACAATAAGTTCACAGGGGCAGCCGTCACCTTCAAGAACCCAACCACGAAGGTTGCTGATACCACCCGCGTCTGGGTTCGCCTTGCCACAACGCCTGGCACCTATCGCTCGGTCACGGCGACCAGCGCGTATATGTACGGCGCGCTGAACGGCACCATCACCATCACGCCAGACGCGATGCCAGACCAGGGCAGCATCGGCATCAACTCAGGCGAGACAGAGACAGCCGCCGTTGCCAAGATGCTCGGCGTCGTGAAGGCAAACAAAGCGCGCGACTATGCCGTGAACCGCATTGTCAACACGGCCAACACGAGTAAACTCTCGCCAACGACGAACACGAATCAGGGCGGCATTACGCTCCCGGCAGGGACACTGCGCTCGGCGCTTGACGCAATCGTGGAAGCCTATAGCGGACAGGACCTGAAGGAGCGCCGCTACTTTGTGGACGCGGCAGGACGCTTAAACTACAACCTCATCGACACATCCTCGGTGCCAACCTACGCAACTGCTCCCTACAAACTCATCACAACCGGCACACAGAACCCAAACACGACGACCGCAGCCGCAACCATTATCCCCTACCAGTTAACGTTGGACTGGGACTACAACACGACGAAGGAGGCGCTCGTTCTCACGGCGACGATAGACGCCAAAACGAGCAAAGTCAGTCCAGTGCAACGCGTCACGAACTATGTGAACAGCGGCTACACGGTGCGACCAGGCTCTCCGGCCTTTGATGACATCATCGAGGCGCCGACCAGCACGCAGGACACTGGCTCAGAGATCGACCGCATCTCGCGCGCATTCTTTCTAGAGCGGCATAAACCTGTCCTCTCAGGATCTTTCACGCTGCGCGGAAGCGGAACGCAGTCATTCAATCAGTACGGATTCAACAGCGGCTACGCGCAGACAGGCGTCTCTACCTTTGCGTTGGTGGAAGGATGGAAGCCAGGCCAGTGGGTCGATATCACCTGCGTTGAACTTGGCCTCAGCGGAAAATATCGCGTTGAGCAAGTAGACTGGGCGCTTGAGCCTGGGTCATTTACTTCAATCGTTACAATCACATTCAACCGGAAGCCGCCTAGCACACTCACGAGAATTCTAAGCGCAGCAGGAGCAGACTGATGGGAACACGCTACGGCTCTGACCGCTCCTTCCTCTCAACAAATACTGGCGGCGTCTACGACACCGACGGCAACGAAGTCATCAGCAGCAGCAACCAGTTTGGCTCGTTCCCGCTAGGGCCTGCGGCGCTTGCGCAGACGCTCTTCAGCGTGCCGAACGGAACCTTCAACCTGCTGCCGCCTGTTCTTGATGACCCTATCGGGCCGTCTAACCCGCTCCCATACTGGGACATCCCATTGGACAACTCTGAGAATTTGATGAGCGGCTCGGTCATCTTTGACACCACGACGAACACCTACGCGCTCAGGCTCACGCCAGGCTCCGCATTGAGCGGCGACACCTACGCCATCACGACGCGCTCTGCCGTCATCTCTGACGACAACCTTGCGCTGCGCCAGAAGGCCATCGCAACGCTGGAGAAGGTCGGCACTTATGCCGGCACAACGCAGGTGAACCTCAGCCTCAGCGCGACCTACTACGACGCGCTCGGCTCAGCAATCAGCACGCAGGCAATCGGGACGGTCTACGACAACGGCACGATTAGCAGCATCACTGGCTTCACCACCGCAGGCACGGCGGCGGTTGGCATCTCAGCCTCCTATGTGGACTTGACCTTCACGATGACGGCAACAGCCAATGTGACCAGCGGCATCTCGTTTGACATCAACACGATTCTCTTGCAGACCTCGCAGGGCGCAGGCGGCGGCTCCTCAAGTTTCCTGGTCACGGAAACTTTTACGAGCAGCACCACCTGGACGGTGCCAACTGGAGTGACGCAAATCGCTGCGTTGTTTATGGTTGGCGCTGGCTCTGGTGGCGGCGGCGGCGCTGGGCTTCTCACCAAAGACCGCGCCGTTGCTAGTATCGCGGGTGGAGGCGGCGGAGCATCTGGCGCGACTTGTCAATTCCTGACCAACCTAGACATCACTGGCGCAACAACAATCAGCATTGGAATCGGCGCAGGCGGTGCAGGCGGCGCGGGTGGGACTGCGACAAAAGCGAGCAGCGGCACTGCTATCGTGAGCGCGGCTGGCTCCGACGGTACGAATGGTGGCTCAACCACTTTCGGTTCATACGCTTCGCGCACTGCTGCAGTGAGAGGGCGAGCAGGAAGTGTAGGTTCTGGCGGCTCTGGCGGCTCTGGCCCAGGTGGTTCTTCCCCAATCTATGGCGCTACTGCGTTTGGCTCTAACGGCAACGGGGGGACAGGTGGAGCCAGCAGCAACCCAACTGCAGGGGGAACCACAAATGTCTCAGCAACAATCTTTCCGCTTGGATTCACCGCAAGTGGTACGGCTGGCGCTGGCACGGCTGGCTCTGTGACTGTGACAAACACAACAGGGATTACAGCAACTGGCGCTGGCGGGGCTGCTGGCTCTACAGACAGGCTACTCGGCAACGGCGCTGGCGGTGGCGGGGCTACTGCAACAGGCACCCCAGGTGTGACTGCACAAGCAGGCGCAACTGCTGCAACTGGAGGAGTTGGCGGCGGTGGCGGGGCGGGATACTATCTGCAGTTCAGGACTGGCACGGCTGGCATTACGGTGCGCGGCGGCGCTGGCGGCGCACCCGCTGCTAACTCTGGCTCTGGCTCTGGTGGCGGCGGCGGCGCGGTGGTTTATGTGGAAAGTGCTGACTACCCTTTCGCAGCGGGAACAGCAATCGGTGGTGCTGGCGCGTCTGGTAAGGACGGCGTCATTGTCATCGCTTATATCGCGTAAGGAGAACCAATGCGCTACGCCTTCCTCAACCAAGAAAGCACCGTGGTCAATGTCATCGTGGGCGAACTCACGCCAGAGCAACTCGGAATCTTCCTTGATGACTACGCAAAACTTTTTGGCGCAACGCAGGTCATCCCTGTTGGCGATGAGCAGGCCGTGTGGATTGGCGGCTCGTATACTGGCGGGGAGTTCCTGCCACCGGCGCCGCCGGTTGAGCCTGAGCCGGAGCCGGAGCCTGAAATCTGATGGCAACACAGAACAGCCGCAACGATGAAATCCTCCAGCGGCTGGACCGCATCGAAAGGGACCTCGGCACCATTAAACTCGAACTGGCCGAGACACGCGGTGCCTACCGCCTTGCCAAGTTTGTGATTGCGCTGCTTGGCGTTTCAGGACTCGGAGGGCTGACGGCTTGGTTCGCAGGTCAGGGGAAGTGACGCTCACCGTCCGATCGCAACTAGGACTGGCCGAGCGCCTCGGCGTCAAAGCGATGGATGACTGCGGACCTGCAAGCCTCGCTACCGCTGCCACCTACCTCGGGCTCCCCACGACCACAAAGGAAGCCCACAAAGCCTGCGCCCAGGCGGGACGGGTTGACACCCCCACCGGGGCGGAGGGCACGAGCGCGCGGGAACTTGCCAAAGCGGGGAACCTCCTGGGGCTGCACGCGCGCAACGTTTACGACTGGAGCGAAGCCTCGAATCAAGTCAAAAACGGGGCGGCATTGATCCTCAATATTCAAGCCAGCCAGAAGAGCGTCCCCGAGGGGCTGCGATCCAAGTGGCAGCGGGACTATTGGCGAAAGCAGCCGCTCGCCACCTACGGCCACTACATCGTCCTCGTCTGGGAAGGAACCGGATGGCAATACGCCTGCCCTACAATGCAGGAAGGAAAGCCAGGGCGCAACGCAACGCCCGAGGAAGTCCGCACGCTACGAGACTCAAAGGGAGCGGCAGGCTTCCCCACACCGCCAGCGATGGTCCTAGTCCACAGAAAGTAGGAGACAAATGGAAAGCCTCACCAGCGACATCATCAACGCGCTCATCGTCGCGCTTGTCCCGGTCGGGATTGGAGCGCTCGGCTGGCTCGCTAGGAGCGTCGTGAATTATCTCAAGGCCCGCCTCGCAGCGGAGCACTACGCCCTCGTTGAGCAGATCGCAGCCTCCACCGTGGCAGCGATCAATCAGACGCTGAACTCCAAAGCGGGAGAGGAAAAGCGCGCCGCGGCAATCGCCCTCGTCCGGGCGGAGTGCGCCAAGCGCGGGATCACGCTCGATGAGGAAGCGATCGGGAACGCGGTGGAAGCCGCCGTCTACCGCGCCAAGTTAGGGGCTTGACGCTGGCTAGGACACCCGTCAGGATTCCACTAGGCGAGTAGCCGCGCCAAAGAGAGGAGCAGGATGGGAGGAAAACGGAAGGGGCCACGGTGCGCCCTTTACGCGCCCAAGTTAAACGAAGCGGACCTCACCAGCCTTCGGGCTGCGCTAGGGGCGCCAGAAGTCACAGGCTCGTCCATTTTCCGCTGGCTTGAACAGCGGGGCGTGCCGGTTTGCGTTGAGACAATCAAGCGCCACAGAAGGCGCGAATGCTACTGCAGGAGGGAAATTGAATGAGCGACTATAAAGAATTCCAGGAGCACGACGAACTCGCGGAACTGAAAGCGGCCCACAATCGGGTCCTGCGCACCCTTGCGAAAAAGGAGCGCCAGACGGAGGAACTCGTAGAAGCGGTCTACCGCGCGGCGAAAGACGCCGCGGTGGGAATGAAGATCGCCCCAGTGCCAGCCCCAAAGCCGGACACGCGGAAGGGGAAGCGCGAAGTTGCCGTGGTGCAACTTAGTGATTGGCAGTTAGGGAAAAAGAGCGCGGACTACGACATCGATGTCGCAGCGAAGCGCATCGCGCTGCTCGCCAAGAAAGTCAAGCGGGTCGTTGAGATTCAGCGAAAGGACCACCCGGTCGACGAAGTGAACATCTTGCTCACGGGGGACCTCGTCGAGAGCGACGGAAACATCTTCCCTGGCCAGGCTTACGAAGTGGAAGCGGGCGGGCTTTACGTTCAAATCTTCAAGGGCGCGGAAATCCTCGCAGGCTTCGTGCGAACGATGGCGGCGATCTTTCCGACCGTCAAAGTCTACGGCGCAATCGGTAACCACGGACGGCTGGGACGCTTCAGCGATCACAGCCCGGAGTCCAACAGCGACGCGATCCTCTACAACATCGCGCGCCAACTCGTCGCAGGCGAGAAGCGCGTGCAGTGGAAGGAAAGCCTCACCGTTGGCGGGCGCCATTGGTACGACACGCTGGAACTTCCAGGCGGGAAACTCGGAATGATTGTGCACGGCGACCAGTTCAGGGGCGGACTCGGAATGCCGTGGTACGGCGTCGCCAAGAAAGCCAGCGGCTGGCGCTTGAGCGTCGCACCGTTCACGCATCTCTGGTTCGGGCACTGGCATCAACCCGCGCGCCTCGTTTTGGCGGACGGGAAGATCACCACGTGGTGCAGCCCTTCGCTTGAGTCGAGTAACCGCTTCGCTCAGGAAGTCGTCGGCGCCAGCGGGGAACCGGGCCAGTGGCTGATGTTCTTTGACGCGGAGGGCGAAGTCAGCGCTGAGTATTTGATCCGCCTGCGCTAGTGCCTTTCGTCCACGAGCGCAACGCACCGCCGCCGCCCGGCTGGTGCTCCGTTTGCGGAGACCAGGCGCGCACCTTCAAGTTCGCGGAGGAACCCGTGACGCTCGCAACCGGCCACACCGCGGTGGTCGGCTTCGGGCTTTGCCAGGAATGCATCGCCACGGTGCTAGGCTTGATCGAAGAGGACGATGACGCCGCTGGCCCAGCCAGCGACCCCCCAGCCTGACCTCCTCCAGGCTGGGGGGCTACCCCCCCAGGCACCCCATAAATGAGCACGAAACTAGGGGCTTGACGGGACGGACTGGGACCGTTTACAGTACCCCTACCAGGGAGGAACCCCGCCAGACGGAGGGGCCTGGAAGAGGAGAAAAAAGATGAACGGAACGAACGGAACCGGACGCGCAGCCTGGGAAAAGCGAAAGGCTGAAATCCTCAACGGGGCCCGCTGCGTTTGCGGAAAGATGGGCACCCGAGTTGATCCATACCTCGGCTGGCTTTGCGGCGCACCCGCCTGCCACCGGAACGTGGCCGCGATTGCGGCGAAGGGAGGGACACGATGAAGATCACAGTCGAGAACCTGATCAGGGCGATGAACACAAAGCGCGAACTCAGCCGGGCAGCGGACCGCGCAGAGACGGCACACGAGTACCTCGAGCGCATCGATGCGCACCTGGCGAAGGAAGTCAGCGCCGCGATTGAAACGCTCCGAGAGTGCGAGCGGTACATCGGGATGGCGATCGACCTGGATCGGACTGACCGCGAAGCCGAGCGCGCGAAGGCCCTCGGGTTCCGACCCGCAACGGTCGATGCGCACCTAAGCGCAGAGACCGGAACATTTGTGAAGGGAGAGGGACGATGAGCGCAACGAAGACACGCCGCTGCTGGAACTGCCAGAAACGGATCGAAGTGCCAGCGGACAACGACAACATCTACACGCGGGTCTGCAAAGCCTGCGAAAGGAGGATCAAGTGAAGACGCTCCAGGAAGCGGCCACGGTCGCAACGTTCATCGCAGCGATGGTGCTGCTCCTCGCGCTCGGGTCAATGCGATGAGACTCGACAGGAGCACGCAACCAGCGACGATCACGGACCTCCGCGGGCTTGGCGCGAAGAGCACCATCCGCGGAAAGCGCAACCAGGCGCGCAACCGGGCGACGATTGCGATCAGCATCGCAGTCATCGCAGCGGGGGCGCTCTTGGCGGCAGCGAACTGAGGGAGGGCCCAATGCCCGTCTACGAGTACCGCTGCGGCGAGTGCGGCGCACGGGAGGAGCACACGCACTCGATCCATAACACCTACACGCCGCGCTGCGAAAAGTGCGGGCGTTGGATGCGCCTGCTTTACACGCCGGCTGCTTCCGTTTTCGTCGGGGACGGCTGGGCAAAGAAAGACAGAAAGAAGGAGGGCAAATGAGTAAGCAGTACGAGTTCGTAAAAGCGGAGCAGCGGAGCCCCGAGTGGCACGCGCTCCGAAAGGATGGGATCACGGCCACGGACGCCTCGGTCATTGCGGGGCACTCGCCCTACAAGACGCCATACCGCCTCTGGGCGGAGAAACTCGGCTACGTCGAGTCAGCCCCAGTCGGAGCAGCGGCGCACCGCGGCATCCTGCTGGAGCAGGCGGTGGCGGATTACTACGAAGCGGAGACCGGGCGGAAGTTGAAGCGCTCCAACGGGATTGTCCGACTCAAAGAGTTCCCCTGGGCGATGGCCAGCCTGGACCGGACGATCGTCGGAGAGACCGGGCTCGTTGAAATCAAAACGAGCACGAGCCCCCGCTGGACCCTTCACCCGGTCCCGCCGGAAGTTGAAGCCCAAGTGCAATGGCAAATGTTCGTCACGGGAGCGCCCTGGGTCGACATCGCCGTCTTGCTCGGCGGGCTCGTTTTCAGGATTGAGCGCGTCAAAGCGGACACGGACTACCAGGGGACGCTTTACCAGAAAGCGCTGGAGTTTAGGAAGATGCTCAAAGAGTGCACGCCCCCACCGGCGCAGGGGGAAGACAGCGACGCGCTCGCAGCGGTGAACCCGCAACGCAACGAAGACATCGAAGTCGCAACGGCCAGCATCGACCGGGTCGCACGGCTTTACGAGGAGCACCTCTACGAGTCGAAACTGCTCGACCAGACGCTGCAGAACCTAGCGGTGGCGCTGAAGGAAGCGATCGGGGAAAAGCAGGGGATCGCAGGGACCGGCTGGATCGCCACTTGGCGCCAAAATAAGCCCAGCACCAAAACGGACTGGGAGAAAGTCGCGGAGACCATCGGAGCGATCGCGCCCGAGACTTACGCGGAAGCGGTTAAGCGCCTCACCCAAGAGAAAGCAGGCGCGCGAGTGTTCAAGTTCAAGGGAGGAACAGGAGAATGAGTAAAAACATCGCAACGGCGCTGGCCGCGCCATTTGACGCGAAGGACCTGAAGACGCGCCCAGGGCGAGCAGGGATGACGTTCACCTACGCCGACGCCAGGGCGGTCGCGCAACGGCTCGATGACGTCCTCGGGATTGAGGGCTGGCAGTTTGAAGTCAAAGTCGCGGACCCGGCCCGCTCGGTCGTCCACGGGACGCTCGCAGCGGTGATCGACGGGAAGACGACGATGCGCCAGGACTTCGGCTACCCGAACAGCGCCCAAGACGATGAACCGCTGAAGAGCGCGGCATCGGACGCGCTGCGACGCTGCGCCGCCCAGTTCGGCGTCGGCAGAAGCCTCTACAGCCCCGAGAAAGGTCACGGGGGCATCCAAGTGCCACCCCAGCGCCCAGCGCTCGCCAGAAGCCCGCAAATCGCCCCTGTAGGGGACGTGAGCACAGGCTCAGACGATGAGCGGCTCGCACGGGCGGCAATGGCATTTGTGGCGGACCTCAACGAAGGGGCCTGCAGCCACGGAACGCCGTGGACCTTGAAGCCGGGCGGGATCGCCAAAGGCAGCGGAAAGCCCTATGCGCCGTTCTTCGCTGCAAGCCACAAAGCCCCAGACGGCTCCTGGTGCAGGGATAAGCCCAGCGCAGGCTGGGTAGCGGCCCAGAAGCCGGCGGAGGAAAAGCCGCGCCTGGTTCCAGAAGACAATCTGGAAGAGTTGCCGTTCTAGATCAACGCCTGGGGAGGCGGCGAATGTGTGCCGCCGCCTCCCCGCCAAAACGAGAGAGGGGGAAAACAAATGGGACTCTGGATCAAGTGGGACGCCAATGCCCACAAAGACGCAACCATCGCCAGCCTCACGGACACGCAACGCTGGGCGTTCATCGTGACGCTTTCAGAAGCGAAACAAATGCGCAACGGGGGCACCTTTGAATCGCGCCGCCACTTGGCCGCGGTGCTCGGGACCAGGCTCGCCAGAGCGGTGCCAGCGCTCATCGCCAAGCGCCTGCTAACGGAGGATCAAGCCGGCGTCGTCGCCGTCTCGAACTGGAGTCGATGGCAAGTCGACCCGACGTCAACTCAGCGGACGCAATCCTGGCGAGCACGGAACGGGGGGCTGGGACAGTTCGGGGACGCTGTAGAGCAGAGCAGAGCAGAGAGAGAGAAGAGAGAGAATCTTACTAAAGCGCGAACGATGCAAAGCGCAGGCGAAATCTTGATGGGGAGGAAGCGATGAGGGTCACACTTTCAGACTCTGAACTTCAACAGGCCAGAGAGCGCGGACAGCGACTCAAGGAAGCGAATGCCCACACGAAGGACACGCCTGCCTACAGCGACCAGAGTAAAAAGATCTACCAGGATGAAGCGGACGCAGGATTCGTGATGTCGGTCGCGGAATGCGCAGTCGCTAAAGCGACGGACCGGGAATGGCACGCGAAAGTGTGGCCAGCCTCGGAGCACCACCTCCACAAGGATGAACCGGACGTCGGACGGAACATCGAAGTGCGCCACGTCACGCAGCCATCGGGCGGGCTCGTCGTTCGGCGGAAGGACCTCGGGAAGGGAAAGGTTCTCTTCCTCGCCTACCCCGATCCAGCGACGGACTACCGCGAAGTTGAAGTCATCGGCTGGCTCACCGCGGAAGACGCCTGGGAGCAGGGGAAAGACGTCGGAGACTACCGGCGCGTTCCACAGTTCCAACTGACGGAACTCCCGTGAGCAGGAGCGTCGCGTTCCTCGGACCACAGGGAAGCGGGAAGAGCACAATCGCCGCGCTCTTCGTTGAGCACCGCGGCTACCAGCGACACGGAATCGCGGACGCAATAAAAAACGTCGCAGGGATGGCGTACCCGGACCTGACGAAGACGGAGACCATCGTGCTTGATCGCTACAGCGGCCAGACGGTGATCACAGGGCGGGAACTCCTGCAGGACATCGGCGCCGCGCTGCGATCGGTTGATCCAAAGTTCTGGCTGCGCGTTTGGCGCCGCGATTACTTCCAAATCCAAAGCCACGGCTACGGCGTCGTGATCGATGACGTCAGGCTCGACGCCGAAGTCGCCTACCTTCGGGCCGTTGACCCGGCGATCTATATCGTCGGACTTCACGCGGACGAAGCCACACGGAGCACAAGACTGGGAGGGCCACTCAAGGGGACCAGCGACGTCACGGAGAGGGGCTGGACTAAAGCGGGGCTCGACCTTATCCTCGACACATCGGGGATGACCCCCGAGGAAGCCTACAGGCGGATCACGGATGGGATGGAGGAAGCCGGATGAACTTCAACGAACTCCAAGTCAAAGCGGAGCAACTCGGCTACAGGCTTGACGCGCTGCTCGCAACGACAGACGGATACGTCGTCGTGCTTGAAGACTCGATGGGCGCAACGCTGGAGTTCAGCGCTCCAACACCGAACGGAGCGGTTGACCGCGCGAACGAAGCGCTGGGCAGAAGCCTGGGGGAGGAAAGCCGGTGACCTTTGAATTCATCGGGCTCTTGATCGCTGCCGCGCACTTGACGCTCGCCTTCCTGGTCGCTGCCACGCTGCCAGAAGCAAAGCGCAGGGGCACCGCGGCAGCGGGTACCATTTACATCGCGGTGGCAATCGCCACTGTCGTGTGGATTACCAGGAGCATCCAATGAAAAGAATCGAACGCGCCGCGCCTTTCCTTGACGAACGGGTCGTCCTCGTTCAAGAGGGAGCGGACGCCTGGGCGGAGGAACCCGGCGCAACCGGACGCGTGTGGGCGAACTTGAGCATCCGATACACGGACGCGATCGCGCCAGAGGGCTGGTTCTTTCTCTACGAGAGCATCGGGAGCAGGAAGACGATTGCGGACTGCATCAAAAACGGAGCGCTTGAAATCGAGTCGGCGCGCTTCACCCTGAGCGACGGCGGAGGGGCCCTGCTCGCCAGAGTTGTGCCAGACTGATGGGGAAGATGAAAGACGAAGCGATCAGGCTCGGCATTGACCCCGCGAAGAGCAGGCGCGGAAAAAACGCGCGCAACAGGGGCAACGCCTACGAGCGCGAAGTCGCAGCGCTGCTCAACGGCACACGAGTGGGCTGGGCAGGCGGCCCCACAGACGTCTCGACCGGCGTCTACGACATCCAGTGCAAAGTCGGGGGTTCCTACCCCGAGCGGATCGACGGCTGGCTGCGAAAGGTTCCATTCCGCTACGAGAAACTCCGCGCCGTCGTGCTCGGGGACTCGCCAGGACCGGGAACGAAGCGACGAAGCCTGATCGCGTTTGACCTTGAAGAGTTCGCGGACTTCTTCGCGGAGACTCAGCCCGAATGATCGCCGCGCTGCTGGCCATCGCGCTCGCAGCGAACACAGGGGCTCCAGTGGTCACGGAACACGGCATCCCACAGCGGGGCGTCGCCTCTTGGTACGACGCCACCCGCAACAACGCCTGGTACACCCGAGGGGGAACGCGCTACTACGCCGCCGTTGGCACCTTCCGCTGGGGCGACGATCCATACGCGATCAAGATCTGCAGGAAGGATCAACCGCGCAAATGCGTGATCGCCACCGTCGTTGATTACTGCGGGCGCTGCGCTAGGGACCTCAAGCGCCCCTGGAATAAGCGCAGCCGGAACGTTGACCTTTCACCAGCCGCCTTTGCCGCGCTGCGGGGCTTGAACTTTGGCGTTGTCCAAGTCATACTTACGGAACTGACCACGGGGAAATAGTCAAGCGCACCGCGGGAATAACCCGCACCGGGGAGGGAACACGTGCCAACACTGCGATCAATACGGGGCGGTTGGATGCGAGTCGTCGCAAAACAGGCCTTCCCGTTCAAGGGTCCACGCGGAAGGATTGAAGCGCTGGCGGACGCGCTCGAAATAAGCCGCCGCAGTTGCTACGCCTACGTCGGGGAAGAGCGCCGCGTGCCAGAGGAAATAGAGCAGCGCTTCATCGCGCTCTTCGGGCCGGTGGCAGAAGACGGCTGGCGGATGGTTGACGTGAAGCACACGCGGAGCAGGAAGCCAAAGCCACCAAAGGGGAAGCCAGGACAGACGAAGGAAATCGCCAAAGCCAGGAAAGACGGCTGGCGCTCCGCGGCGATCAACGCGAGCACCATCCTCGCCCAAGACGTCCTCGGGCACTTCATCCGGTGGGAGCAGAACCCGCTGACGATCGGGCAGTTGGCAATGCTGGAAGACGGCCTCGATGAGCAGGAAGCGCTCGCCAAGTACCCCAAGAATTACTACGCGCTGGCCGCGGACGAAGACTGGGTCGCCAAGTGCAGCATCTGCGACTTGATCGGAGCGGTTGATGACAGGGAAAAGGAAGTCAACGGGCTGCTCTTCCGAGTCACCTGCAAGACGGACTCCTACAAGATCAGGGAGGAAGGATGAGCGAGGGAGCGGTCTGCCTGCCCTGCCTCGCAATCCCGGTCTTCCGCCCGCTCGCCCTTTGCCTACAACACGGGCCAAAGCCAGAAAACAGGCGGAAGATTGTCCCAGGGGACGCCCACCTCACCCCTGAGCAGCGAAGGGAGCAGTCGATCCAAATGCGAAGGGAACGCAATAAGCGCTGCTACGAGCGCAACGCGGAGCGAAGGAAAGCCCAAATGCGCGAGCGCTACTGGCGCAACCGAGAAAGCGAAAAGATCAAGTGGGACGCCTACTACAGCCAGAACAAAGAGAGCCTCAACGCTAGGCGGAGAGCAGCCCGAGCAGCGAAGCGCTAGAATCGCGGGACGCCGCCCCCCATCCGGGCGGCCCAGCCTGCCGGCGGAGTCCTCCCGTCGGCAGGCGCCCAATACAGGGGAGGGGAATCAATGCCGAAAGTCGATCGATGGGTTGCCGTTGAACGCTGGATCACAGACGCGCAGGAGACCCTCGGGATCACGCAGTGGCGCGTACGAGTGGTGCAAGACGCCGCGGACATTGACGCCTGGGCGGACATTGACCCCCACACGCAGGCGACCACCGCGGACCTTCGCCTTTCGCACGACTTCTACCGCCAGGACCCTGAAAAGCAGCGGCTCATTTTGACGCACGAACTTCTGCACCTCATCACCTGCCGAACGGATAGAACCGTTGAGACGCTTGAGGAAGCGCTCGGCAAAGTCGCCTGGGCCGTCTACGAACCCCAATACACGGATGCAACAGAGCGAATGACGGAGCACCTCGCCACGATCATCGCCCCGTTCCTGCCCCTGCCAAAGTTGCCGCGCGCTTGACCTTCCAGCGCCCCTGCCTTGATTGCGGAACCTTGAGCAGCGAAGGGGACCGCTGCGACGTGCACCGGAAAGCGGCACGAGCGCGATGGGAAGCCACACGCGGACCGTCGCCATACGCCGATCCAGCCTGGCGCAGGCTCAGCGCAACGCTGCGCAGGAAGCGCCCCTGGTGCGAACTTTGCGGCGCAACGCAGGACCTCACGGTTGACCACCTCGATCCCGTCAGTAAGGGCGGCCCGCTGATTGCGCCAGAACATCGGCTGCGTGTAATATGCAGGCGCTGCCACGGAAGGAACACGCGGCACAAGTAGGAGAAAGAGGGGGACACGGATGGCTCGCATCGCCTGGTATTCCAACGCCTGCCATATCCCGAGTGG